AGTTTATTCGTGCTTTAAAGATCTATGAAACATTCGGCAAAGGATGGGAACGTAGAATTGATGAGACACGTGCTAAGGCAATGGAGTTAATCTAAGATGGCTACTACTGCGTCTGAAGTTGCAAAGGGTATATTGACTGGTGGGGCTACCCCACAGCAGGTCACGTACGGTGCAACTCTTACACCAACATCTGCCGCACAGCAGATTGATACGTCAGGTAAGACTATTGCTACAGGCATTAGTCCGACTGCCGCACAGGCAACGACAGCGCAAGCTACTGCTCCTATTGTTACACCTGCGGCTCAAGCGACAGCGCAGACTGCCGCTCCTGCTGTAACACAAGCAGTCGATGCAACACAGGCGGCACAGGGCACTGTGACCGCCCCTACGGTAGCGGCTACGCAAACACCTGAAACGACAGCACTTGCCGGTGCACCACAGGCCGCACAGATTGTACAGCCTACAACTGTCGAAGCACCTCAGCAGTTACAATTTACACCTGAAATGATGGTGCAAGCACCTGCCGATGCGCAAACAGCGGCACAGTTTGCTGAACAGGTACAAGCGGCTACTGCACAACCAACTGAGCAAGCGACTGTCCAAGGACAGCTAGCGAATCTGATGGCTCAGTTTGAGGGAGCAGAGCCTCCACCGTGGGCGGCAGGGGCTATGCGCAATGCAACTGCGATCATGGCACAGAGGGGCTTAGGAGCGTCCTCACTGGCAGGTCAGGCGATTGTACAAGCGGCGATGGAATCATCTCTTCCAATTGCAATGCAAGATGCGCAGACAATGGCGCAGTTTGAAGCACAGAACCTGTCTAACAAACAAGCTCGTGCAATGCTAGCCGCACAGCAACGTGCTCAGTTCATCGGACAAGAGTTCGATCAAGAGTTCCAAGCTCGTGTACAGAATGCCGCACGTGTTTCTGATATTGCAAATCTTAACTTCTCCGCTGAGCAACAGATTGCTCTTGAGAATGCACGTATGGCACAGACAGTTGACTTAAACAACTTGTCTAATTCGCAAGCACGTGTCATGGCTGAAGTTGCACAGCTTGCTTCACTCGAAACGACAAACTTAAACAATCGTCAGCAGGCGGCTGTGCAGAATGCACAGTCCTTCTTGCAGATGGACATGGCAAATCTGTCGAATCAACAGCAGACTGATCTCTTTAAAGCACAATCTAAAGTGCAGGCACTATTATCTGATACAGCCGCTGAGAATGCCGCTCGTCAGTTTAACGCTTCCTCGCAGAATCAAGTTGATCAGTTCTTTGCGAATATGCAGAACCAAGTGTCACAGTTTAATGCGACACAGTCAAATGCAATCAGCCAGTTCAATGCTGATCAGTCTAATGTAATCACCCGTTTCACTGAAGAGATTAACAATCAGCGTGAGCAGTTCAATGCAAGCAACCGTCTTGTGATTGATCAAGCGAATGCGAACTGGTTCCGTCAGGTGGCGACTGCAGACACTGCCGCTATCAACTTTGCTAACCAACAATCGGTAGCTAATCTTCTGTCGTTCACTACGACTGCATTCAATAACATGTACCAAGCTGAGCGAGATATGATCGAGCAAGCGTGGACTTCAGGTGAGAATGATTTAGAACGTGCGACAGACATTGTACTACAGCGCATTAAAACTGAAGGTGAGCTTGCCGTTCAAGATAAGAAAGACCAGTCATCTAATTCACAAGCCATCGGTGGATGGATCAGAGACATCATAGGATTTATGTAATATGGATCGTGTACGTATCATGCAACAGAATATTGAGAAGCACATTAAAAAGCGTATGCAAGATGGCTCTCAAGAATCAGCTAAGCCACAGTCCAAGGGACTGCTGGCTCCACGTAACATGTCAGCTAAAAGTCGTGACACGGGGAACATGATGTCATCACAGGATCGTAACCTTGATACTGTTGCAGATTACATCCTAGACATCCGTAAACAGAAGGAAGAGATTCTCAATGCCAAAGCAATCACCGATTAATTTCGATGCGCCAGTTCCGGGGATGTCGCTCACGACAGAACCCGGTAATCGTCCATGGGAAAATCCTCCTCAGTTTGCGGAGATTGAAGAAGTACTCGACTACTACATTGATCGGTTGAGTGATGAGTCTCGTCAAGATGACATGCTAGCTATCATAGAAGAAGGTATGCCAATCAACATGCTCGTTGATTCAACGATCTCTACTGGTGTTATGTCTGGCTTACATACGGTAGAAGCAGGGCTTCTAGCCGCTCCTGTATTAGCTGAGTTCATGCAAGCAATGGCTGACATTGAAGGTATTAACTATACACTCTCTACTGCAGACAAGAAGAAAGGATTGTCACCAGCCATGCAACGCAAAGCTGAGAAGATGATTCAACAAGAATTACAAGCTGAGCTTGAAGGCAATGCAATGCCACAAGAAGAAGAAGTATTAGAAGAACCGATGATGGATGAAGAACAAGAACCTAAGCGAGGATTAATGGCTCGCCCTGTAGCTATGTTAGCTGAGGTGACTGAAGTTGAGGTTGAACCGATGGAAGGCGAGGAGCAAGCATAATGGGATTTAGTTTAGGTGGCCTTAACTTCACTTCTGTACTTGCAGGATTTGCAGAACGTGACATGGAGTTACGGGATCAGGCCCGTGAAGATGCGAAGAAGCTCGCACGTGATACGTTAAACTATCGTGCTGAACTTGGCATGTCTCGTCGGAAAGAGAAGCAAGCTGAGTTAAAGAACGCAGTCAACAAAGGCCGTAACTTAATGCAGAACTACGGCTTCTCAATGCAACAGATTGGTGTACTCGCTACCCAAGGGAAGCTCGATCAAGTTGCTGACTTATATGATCGTGCACAGACAGACCCTAACTTCAAGGGAGATTTACCGCAACCTGATGCTGTCGTATCAATCATGGAAGAGAAGCCGATTGATATGCCATTCGATCAGTACATGCGTAGCATTGTCATTGGTGAGGTAGATACATCTCGTACATTTGAGCAGGACATCGGAGCAGGTAAAGAACCTCAAGATGCATTCTTCAAGCTGACAGGATTCGATCCGTACTCAGAGGCTCGTTCTTACACTGAAGAGTATGAGAGATCACTCGGCATGTCAGCAGATGAAATGTCTGCCTATGCATTTGATGGCTTCACTCCTGCGCAAGCGCAGGGTGCTGTAGATATCACTGGATTTAAGACAGGACAGAAAGGAGCACGTGGTGACGTGCTATTCGGTAAAGCACGTAATCAACTTGCTGATACTGTAGCGAACTCAATGAACTTACAGAGTGACTTCTCTTCAACTGGTGACTTCTTAGGTATCCGTGAACGTGGGCAGTTGTCTAACCAAGCGGCAATCATCATTGACCAAGCCGCACGTGAAGTTGAAAACATTGTCGTTGAGAAAGGACCTGAAGCATTCGGTGAAGCTGTATCAACAGTTCGTGCTAAACTGATGGACCCACGCTATCGTGTTGATTTATATAACCGTGCCACTGGCGGTGAAGGAGAAGCACTCCCCGAAATAGCATTAACAGATGGGACAATAAAAAAGAAGACTGGGTTCATGGATGAAGAAACAATATCACGAATCAATCAAGCTCAAAGCCCCCAAGAATTGGCGAGGATTGCCGCTGATATTTCGTCACGTCCCGGAGGCGGTGGCAAGGATGGTGAAGCTGATCGTATTCGAGCCATCTTACGTGACAGCAGTCTCTCCCTTGATGAGAAGAAGAAACGCATCATCGGTGAATCATCTGCCGCTGAACCATCTGTAGAACCATCAGAGAGTCCGAAAGTTCGTTATGACCGTCGTGGTAGACCTATCGAAGAGACCGCCTCTGTCGTTGACAAAGAGCAAGTTTCTGCCGCACGTCAGCAGTTAGAGGCTCGTGGTGTCGATACAATGGATAAGACTGCAGTGAAGACTGCTATGTTAGCGCAGACAAAACCAATAGTCGAAGCACAGCGTCAAGAGTTTGAAGGCACTGACAGAGAGTTCTTCCAGATGCTAGGTCAAGAGTATGATGTGCTAGCACAAAACATTGTTGATGACGCACAAGGTGGACTTGTTTAAGTATGGCGGCACGTGCTTACGAATTCCTGCCAGATGAAGAACTGACAGAAGATTCTTTGTTACAGGATAATGAATTCCTTGAGGATGCGTCAACCTTTATCTATGAACGGACAGGCGAGGAAGTATACGAGCCTGAAGAGATCATGGATAAGTTCCTGCATCAGATGCGATCAGGTCAGGTCAATGAGATCAGTATGTATCGTGACTTGGAATATGCACAGAATGCTGACGATACAGGCAAGCAACGCTTCGGTCGCTTGATTGATACCTTTGATCGCATGGATACTAACTTTGATTTAGGTACTGTTGGTGACTATGCGTATGGTATTGCTACTGCACCTTCAACAATCATTGGTGCTGGTGTAGGTAAGATAGGTTCTCAGGTCGCAATACAAGCCGGTAGACAGGGCCTTAAACAAATGCTGATGCGTGGCCTTACTAAACCGGGGATCGCCGCTGGTGCGGCTCGTGCGGCGGCTGTAGAGGCACCTCTTGCCGCTATTGGTGAGGATGTTTTTCAACGTACCCGTGAAGAGACTGGTTTAGGTAGACAAGAAGGTGCAGTTGCGGGTGCCGCTGTCGGCGGTGCCGTATTCGGTGGACTACTTGGTGGTGTCGCAGGTTACTTCGGTAAGCGGGGTGCAGAGAAAGCATCTGAATTATCACAGACAGCACAGCGTAGTATACAGCAACGTAAGATTGCACAACGTGCTGTGAATGCAAAAGAAAAAGAAAAGCTCATGCAGTTGAACCCTGAGCTTGTGGCAGAAGGGGATCGCATCCTCAAAGAATTAAATGAGAACACTAGCTTCTCTGCCGCACTACCAGATGAAACAATTGAATCTGTTGTCACTGCTGTCACTCGTATGGGTGCACAGATCAAACGTAAGAAAGGACAGCGCATTACTGAAGCTGTTGCCGATGCGATCATCAATGATGAGATCACAGGTGAAACATTTGAGAACATTCTTAAAGAGCACAAACTCACTAAGAATCAGTTCACTGCTGTCTATGTAGCAGACATCTCTGAAGCCGCACGTAAACTGGGTCGTCAGTCTCAGCTAAAGCGCAAGCTCGAATCGCTTGCCGCTAAGGGTGCAGTTGAGATGGATGATAGAGAGATTCTCGAAGCGGCACGTAAGCCTAACAAATTCTTTGAGTTTCTCCGTTCAATGGACAGACTACGTCTTGGTGCAATGACATCTCAGTTAGCTACTACCGTACGTAACACGATTGGTGGTGGCTTCCGTTTAGGTGTTGATGCAATGGATCAAGGATTCATGCAAGCGGCTGATGTAATCAAAGGTAAAACATCTGCTCGTGATGCATTTAAAAACATCACATCAACAGGCCGTTACTTTTTTAATCAAAAAGAAGCGGCTGTCATTCAAGAGATCTTCAGTGATCAGATGCCTAAAGAAGCACAGCGTCTGTTCTTCTCAGCGGCTAGTGCTGAGTCACGTGTAGGATCTGATTCTGTGCTAGGCAAGATTGGTAATACAATCAACATAGCTAACACGTTCTCAGATAGTCTGTTCAAACGTGCAGTGTTTGCATCGACACTAGATCGTCAGCTTCGTACAACACAAGGCCGTAGCCTGAATGATGTAATCAAAGCGGGTGAGTTCAATACTCTAGACAAAGATATGATCAAAGATGCGATTGAAGAATCGCTGTACTTTGCGTATCAACAGTCTCCTAAGATTGATACACCACTAGGTGAAGCAGGAGATCTTTTAATTAAGATGCACCGCTCCCTACCATTCATTGTATCAGCAGTTATCCCATTCCCTCGCTTCATTATGAATCAGATGAAGTTCGTGTACGAACATATGCCGGGTGTGCCTGCATTATTCGGTGGTATCAATGGTAGTGGCGTAAGCAAAGAAGCAATGGCTAAGCAGTTCAGTGGTGGATTAATGATTACTGCGGCAACCATGTTCCGTGCTCAGCAAGATCCTGATACTCGCTGGGATGAGATCAAAGACTCTCGTGGTAATGTAATTAATATGGCGGCAGTCTACGGTCCATTCGCACCTTTCATGATCATGGGTGATCTGATTGCACGTGGCGTTCGTGGGGAACCTATTGATTCTATTGAAAAGTATATTGGTGAAACTGCTCAGGCGTTAGGCTCACCACGCTTCACAGGGCAGTTCGGCCTGCTTCCAATTGATCGTTTGTTTGATGACATTGCAGATGGTAAATGGGCACGTGCCGCAGGCAAGCTGACGGGTGACGTATTAGGTACGTACACAATCCCTCTTGCAACTGTCAAGGACATCAACTCAGCGTACAGCCGTGATGCTCGATTCATTGAAGATATGGATACAATTCTGCCATCAACAGGCGAACCAATCATGGATTGGTTTGCGTACTCAGTGCACTATGCACAGAAGTATCTGCCTCGCTGGGATGAAGAAGATGGATTGACATATGATGTCGCACCAGAAGATCGTCGCTATTCAGCAACGACTGGGCGACTGGAGCGTGTGTCTCCATTCGAGAAGCAGTTGTTCGGTACGACTCGTTACACACCGAAGAATGCATTGCAATCTGAGTTGGACCGTTTACAGATTCAACGTAACAGAGTGTACGGCACAGATCCAGATCCTATCCGTAATGCACTCAATCAGTTTGTGATTGGATCGTATCTACCTGAGCGCATGAATGCGTTCATTATTTCTGAAGAGTATCAGAATATGGATGATGCAACTCGTGCTGATCAGATTGTTGCACGTGCTAAAACATTCATTGAAGGTGATGTACTCAAAGGATATGTAGACGAGATGATGGAAGAACTTGTCGGAGATGACAAACATTTCATGTACCGTCAGGCATTCCGTGAGAAGTATGAAGAGTTCCCTAAAGAGAGACGTAGATTGCTTGAGCAAATGTGGAAAGAATCAGACATGTACAACGGCATGTCCATCAGTGAATCTGGTGCATTCCACTGGGCAGTAGAAACTAATGAAGGCTTAGGCAGAATTATTGAATAAAAACAAAAAGCCCCTCATTGCGAGGGGCTGTGGGTTATGTAGCCTACACGGATGTACAGACTAGCGGGTGGGACTGTGTGTCAATGCATCAAAATAAGCGGCATTAAATCCACGTTCCCATTCCCTACTCTGAATATCATCCTTACGTTGGTATGGGTTCTTCGTGAATCCACGCCTAAACGCTTGGTAGCCTTTTTTGAATTGAATCTTTAAAGGGGCAGAGCGTAGCTGTGACATTGATCTTTCCTCCGTATAGTTATATTCGGATTGTATCAAATGTCAAGTATTTACGCAAGCATTATTTGCGCATCTGTCGTTTTAAGTGTCTGATGACTGCCTCCATTTCCTTGATCTTCTTGTTAAGTTTTTCAAATTCTTCCTTAACTTGATCTTGGCTCATGCGGCTTGCCACCCCCAATCATCCCCATCCATACCTGCGGCATTGTAATCTGTGACTACACCTTCAAAGAAGTTCTTGTGTGAGTCACCTGCAACAATCCAATCTACCCACGGAAGAGGGTTTTCTTTAATTCCGTAATTTCCTTTGAGGCCCATCTGGATAAGTCTACGGTCAGCGATGTAGCGTATATAGTGTTTGACATCGTCCGACGATAAGCCTTCCAGATCACCCATCTCATACGCCAGTTCAATAACTTTATCCTCAAGCGCAACAGCATCCCTGACCATCTGATAGATATCTGCCTTAAAGTTGTCCGTAACGATACGTGGATGCTCGTCACAGAAGGTTCTAAATAATCTGACCATGCCTTCGCAATGCATTGTCTCATCACGGATACTCCACTCTACAATTTCACACATGCCTTTCATTTTACCATAACGTTGGTAATTGAGAAGCATTACGAATGCACTGAATAAAGACATCCCTTCGTTGATTACAGATCTGGCGACTGCCTTCGCCAGTCCCGTCTGAGAGTTCACATCGAAGTCAGACATAAACTCAATCTTATTTGCCATCTGATCGTACTCTAGGAATGCTGAGAACTCTTCTTCTGGCAACCCTAGTGTGTCATTAAGTAAAGCGTAAGAACGCTGATGCACAAATTCACGATTAGCAAAGCTAGTAAGCATAGCCCGAATTTCGTTATTCTTAAATTTAGGTATGTAAGACTCCAAGTAGTTTGTTCCAACTTGCACATCCGACTGCGTAAAGAGTCTAAGGATCTGTGTGATATGGTTTCTTTCGGCATCGCTAAGCTTCCCATTGTTCCACTGAGCAACATCGTCTTGGAGCTTGGCCTCCCATTCACCCCAATGTGCTTTCTCAGATTTGATTGCGTACTCCACAGCCCATGGATATTGAAACGGCTTATACGTTTTTGATTCTTCTAGTAGGGGCATTACACCACTCCAGTTATTGTTGAAGGAAAAAAAGCCGGGCGAACCCGGCGAGTGAGGGATAGTTATACTCAGCAATCAAGTTTAGTCAAGCGACTTTTGTGCCCGAAGATCGTTCACTTGTTTCCTTAAATCTGCAATCTCTTGATTTAATTGGTTAATTTTATCTGCGGCTTTATTAGCTAAAAAATCGGGAACCACTTTTGTGGTCCATGTGCCATCATCATTCTCAGACACTGCTTCGAGAGCCTGCGACTCTCTCAGTGCCTTAACTAGATCGAACTCTTCATCGAAGTCAATGCTCATGTTTCTTCTTCTCCAGTTCTAATTTGTCTGCACGTCTTGCGTCGTCATTAAATACTCCATTCTTTATGCATTGTTCAAAGGTATTCCATAGCTCGTTAAATCGCATCTCAGCGAAGATCTCTAGTCCCATAAGGGCATTCATCATCTGATCCTCATCCATGTGCTCAGCGGACTTATACAAAGCCTTGATGTCATCCGATGTCCGCCATGAATTCATGATAGCCTCTTCTAGATCAAAGCGATCCACAGGCTTCATGTTATCATTCATGTGTATGCCCTTGATAATCATACCCTAAATCCTCACGTAGCTGATCAAACATATCCTCAAGTCCGACTAAGCAAGTTGGACAAAACTGTACAGGGAGGATGCCGATATCACCGGCAATCCCACCTTCTTCTTCCATGTCAAAATCGCAAGAGCAGATTGTGCACTCTAGCCTTGGCAACTCAGACATTCATCACCCTCCTCAGTATCACTCTGAAAATCTCTTAATGCGACACGTTCAACTGACGCACCGACTTTGTCAGCACTCACACCGGCATTGGTACGAAGGTAGTACAATCCTTTGAGACCTTCCTTCCACGCCTTAATGTGTACAGAGTTGACGTATGGCTTCGGACTGCCCGCAGGAAAGAAGACATTAACACTTTGTCCTTGACAGATGAATTCCTGACGCTTGGCCGCATGTTCCACAACCCACGCTTGGTCAAGTTCAAACGCAGTACGAAAGACCTTACGTTCTTCCTCGCTGAGGAATTCCAGATGCTGTACTGAGCCTTCATTCGCAATAATTTCTTTCCATGTAGTGTCTGTATTTTCTCCATACTTATTGAGTACCTCTTCTAGGTGTTTGTTCTTGATGAGGTGAGCACCCGCACGAGTGCGGTGAGTATATGCATTAGACTTAATAGGCTCAATGCTAGCACTACAACCGCAGATAATAGAACTATTAGCGTTCGGTGCAATGGCGAGTAGGTGTGCATTTCTGCGGCCCGTACCCGCCATGTCAGGAGCCTCACCACGCTCGTTGGCGAGGTCAATAGTCGATAGCACAGCTTCAGCCTTGATGTCTTTAAAGATCTGATAGTTGAGGCTAGCCGCTTGCCATGACTCCCAAGCAATTCCTTTGCTTTGCAGAAGACCATGGAAGCCCATCGCACCAAGACCCAGTGAACGCTCCATGTACGCACTGTACTTCGCCTTCTCTAGCTCTTCCGGAGCGTGTCTGATAAAGAACTTAATGACGTTGTCCAAGAGTCGCACCAAGTCTTGAACCATTCCGGTGTCTCTCCAATCGTCGTACTTTTCGAGGTTGACTGAGGAGAGACAGCAAACTGCTGTACGGTCTGTGTTAGTTGCGAGATGGATCTCGTTACATAGGTTAGACCCATGGATGCGTAGTCCAAGTTTTGCTTGAGTACTTGGGAGTGATCGGTTTGCTGTGTCGATAAAGTTGAGGTAAGGCGAGCCAGTTCTGAAACGAGACTCAAGTATTCTTTGCCACAACTCTCTAGCTTGGATTGTACTTCTGATAGCTCCTGTGTGAGGGCATCTAAGTTCCCATGTGTTGCCATCTTTAACGGCCTCCATAAAATCGTCCGTGATGTTCACGGCATTAAACAAGTTAAAACATTTACGATTCGCATCACCACCAGTAGGTTCTTTGAATCGCACGAACTCAACAATCTCAGGATGAGATATGTCAAGGTAGGCGGCGTAAGACCCCTTACGGGTCTTGCCTTGTTTGTAGGCAGTCATCTGACTATCTACAACTTTCATGAACGGGATTACTCCCGGTGCTTTATCTGATACAGGACGAACAGCAGACCAGTGTCCACCAACTCCTCCGCCCTTAACGCTTAACCAAGCAACTTCAGAGTTATGCTCAATGAGACTGTCGAGAGTATCATCGACATAAGTAAGGAAGCATGATATTGGTAGTCCGTTAGGTTTAGTATCTGGCATAGGCGCATTGCTAAGTACAGGGCTAGCAAACATGAACCAACGAGAAGAAGCATAATCATAAATCCGCTGAGCAAAATCATAGTCACCCTCACAGTATGCGACAGCCGCACGTGCAAATGCCTGCTGAGGGGATGTCTCCTCCTCCAGCATGTAATAGTCACGTAACAAAGCAATCGCTTGATCAGTTAAGTCACGATCTCTTTCAAGATCGATGTTGATACCTAAGTGTTTCACCAGTTCATTCCTTCACACTTCTTCGCATTCTTGATCCAACGCTGGGCATACCAGATGGACTTCTCCATATTCTTGATTGGATCACCCTTAGTCCACAGGCGATGGCCTGTGTACTTCATAATGTTACCATGACAGTACATACAAGCATGGTACGGGCCGAGCACATCTTCGATGTATTCGATTGTCTCGATCTCACCTTGATTGTAATGCACCGGACTATTGATGTCATCATACATTTCGTCATCAACAATATCCTCCAGTAAAGCTGTCACCTCTGGTGTCATGCTAGCACGGATCTCCTGCTCTGTCTTTTTGACTGCCATCGTCATGCACTCCCGTGTGTCTTCGTGTTGAAGTTTAACTGTATCACTTTGCCGTCTTCACTGCGAGTGAAGCTGGGCACCTGTTCGTCATCTTCAATAAACTGCTCAATCATGCGAGAGTAGTTCTCGACGAAGTAATCCCTTACGTACTCCATGAACTCTTCATCCTGCTCCATCAACGTCAATGTCGATGCCACCATACCGCAGACACTACGAATGCGAGTAAGTTCTTCTGTATCGAGATCGTCAAAGACTTCTTCTTCCATGTGTGCAGTCACTGAACTATTCCAATCACCGTTCTCATCAAACTCAGGCGTAAGAACGATAGCGAATGATGATGTTTTGATTTCGTCTGACATGTGTATAACTACCTTACTATTTTATCTAATGGGAATTCTATGAATTCAGTAGGAAAAACCTTAGCAGGTTTTTTCTTTTCTTCAAGCCATTCCTGTGGGACATCCTTGTCCGCATACAGGAATCCATTCTTAGTGCACCAGTCACCATAGCTAGACTTCGCTCCCTTACGAAGTTTCGCACGACTGTTTGTAAATACAAAACGAATATCCAAATGAGGATGTTGCTTCTTAATTGAGAGATGCTTCATCCTGTCTTCAGGAGTGAAGCGTCCTTTCGTCTCAATCAAGATGCCATTCGGTAAGAGGAAGTCAGGAGTGTACGTCCTGTAACTCAAGTCTTCCCACTCAACCTTTAGACATTCGTACTTTGCATTGCACTTTCTACCTTTCAAAGACTCAAGCACAGTGTGCTCAAGTCCTGATCGGTATCCATGTTTAATCGCTTGTTGTCTTGCCTTGCTTCTCTTTATACTCATCAGCTATCTCTACGTATGCAACAATAGGCGGTTCCTTCGCCTGTGATGCAAGTGAGGGTAGCTCCTGTAAAGAGGGCCAGCACTTGTACCGATACTTACACCAACCACATTCCTCAGAGAGGACTTTGTTACCAGTTGGTTTCTTACGGAATGTTTCTTCAATGGGTTCAAAGCAACGCTTGAAATTGTTCACTTCTAATTGCTTGGCTTTGTCTTCGATCTCATCCAAGATGTTATCCATCTCGACAGCCATGTCCCAACCAGATACGTACTTAAACTCACCGTTTGCTTTGTTGACTACCCACCAGCCACCCGGCTCAACGCCGAGGGCTTTGGCATACCCTGCAAGTTGACCTACATAACCGAAGGAGTCATGCTCCTTCAGTGTCTGATAGTCTTTGAACTTGTTCTTGTATGACCATGGCGAGGCTGACTTGATATCATCAACTCTCCTGTCAAGGATCAAGTCATGTGTCCCGTCGATCTCATACTTGCCAACCTTGAGGGTTGACTTGAATCCATCACTGAACTCGACACCTGCCTCTGTCAATATTCCTTTGAAGACAGCTTCCACAATATCACCAATCATCATGTTCATCAGGAAGTTAGCAGGCATGTCGATGCCGGACTCCGGGTCATTCTTGTCGAACCACAGTTGGCAGACAGGTCTGCCGATGTTGGACATACGCATCGTGAACTTACGCTCGTTCTGATTAAACTGTTTCTTAACAGCCTCCTCAACATCACGAGTGATACGAGCAATCGTGGTATCTGACATACCACGCTTTGCCTTAGTCACGTCTTCCAGATATCGGTAGACTTTGACCTCCGCTGAATGATTCACATTCATGCGAGGTCTTCCTCATCCGTCTCAACATCAATGAAGTCAGCCACGAGTTCATCGTCTGATGCTTCCTGACGCTTCGCAGATCCTTCATTCCATGCATTGACAATGTAGTCATTGTAATTGTTGATCCACTCAATGAAGTCACTGAACTTCTGCTGATCACCTTCCGTGAGATCAATCTGATTTGTGAAGTCAACATTCGCAGTAGGTAAAAAGAATGATGCGCCAGTAGGTAAGCTACGTTCCTCAGAGCCAACTTCAATGTTGTGCTGTACTGGTAGACGACGTTGCTTCGCAAGCATCGTGAACGGCTGTCCCATTGTCTTGAAGGCATCCTTGTTATCAATCTCCCAGATGAATGGAGTCGCAGTCGATTCAACTTCATTACCTTCTGAGTCAACTGCATTGATCAACTCAACTTCACCAAGCAGTACACGGACACGCTTGATTTGTTTGATGAGTGCCTTCATGTCATCAGGCAAGGCTTGGAAGTCTTGGATGTAACCAGCAGGCTTGCCGCAGTTAAACCCACCTAAGTTATCCTTCAGATCTCCATTGAGATCTTCAGCCATCAATGTCTTGACATAGTTCTTTGCGTCAGCATCGTAACGCTTGTACATAAAACGCTGTACGAACACACGGATCTTCGCACTCTCGCCATAGATGTAAGTGTCGTCTGGCATTTGCAAACGGTACATACCGGCAGGAACAACTTCCATGTTCTTCTGCTTACCCTTCACTTCTACCTGACCCATGACTGGCTGATTCCAGATGCGGAGTCGAGGCAAAGTCGAAGACTTCGCTTTGGTTTCTTTAGCCATGTCTGCTGACATGCCCATGGCTTTCGCCATCTCAGCAAAGTTTGCTGTGTTAAGTGTTGCTAGTTCTGTAGTCATGTTAGACCTCCTGTTGCTCTAGCCAGTTTACACCAATTTTTGCCTCAAGTAAAAGAGGCACATTAAAGTCAATAGAAAATTTATCATCTATAAGTGATTTTAATTCAGTGTTTGTATCATTTATAAGTGATATTACTTGTTGCTCCTCATCAGGATGGATGTCAATGACAACTGAATCATGCACACTATTCACTAGCATGGACTGCATCGGCTTCAGTTTCTCATTAATACGTAGCATTACAGTAGGTACAATGTCTGCTGTAGCGAATGACTGCACAGGGTAGTTCTTAATTGCAGTGAAGTTAGTCACACTGCCGTCACGTCTACGCTTCACATCCGGGAATGAGAACTGTCTGCCACTTGGCGTAGTAATCATCTTGTGTGTAAGCACTTCCTTCGCTAGCTCTCTGTGCCATCTTGCGATGCCTCTGTACTTCTCAGTGAAGTGTTCGTAGTATCGTGCTTCGGCTGGTGTTCTTCCGTAGCCTGTTGCTCCGTAGAGTGGAGCGAATGTATGTGCTTTCGCCTCCTGCCTTGTAGTTGCCTGACCCGCTTCCGAAATGACTTGAGCGGTGTACGAATGGACATCGAAACCCTCCGTTACTTCCTTGATTGCTACCTCATCCTGTGACAGATACGCCGCCACCCTAAACTCTAGCTGAGCGAAGTCAGCCTCCATGATCTTGCCTCCTGTAAATCTGGACTTGAATACCCGTTTTACAGGAAACGTACCACCACGTGGCATGTTCTGCATGTTAGGGTCACGCCCTGAGAACCTGCCAGTGGATGTCATGTGCTGTGTCAGACGGACATGAAGACGGTTATCGCCCTTGAGAAAAGTGCTGATACCATCAACGAAGCTAGAAAGATAGCTATCCAAAGCAGATAATCTGCGAATTTTAGATAGAAAATCTGCCGCTTCATCCATCCCTTTACCGTGTGCAACACGCTCTAAGAACTCCAAGTTTCCTTTCGATGTGCTAAATCCATTAGCACTGTGCCACTTCGCATTCGGTGGTGAGAACTTCAAGCCTGCCAGTTGGTTCAGGTCTTTCAGTACATATCCTCTGCCTACACAAGTTGAACAGCGAGTAGACTTCTTAAAAAGATTACCATCTTTCTTCACTTTAAAGAAGCTTCCTTTGCCATCACACTCTGTGCACTTCTCAGCTTTAGTCTTACGTACAGGATTAGATGACTCATTGACGAATCGTTTAAAGTCTTTAGGACTCATGTATGGATCAGCATCACTAGCCCACTGCGTCTTATTCTTCGGCTTCCGAGAGTACACAATCCATGACAGTTGTTCTGGTGAGTTCAAGTTGATTGGTGTATCACCCATCAGTTGCTTCACCTGTACCTGTAGATCATTCTGTATCTGTGTACGTTCATTCTCGAACTGGGTACGCACCTCTTCGAGTGCGTCCCTGTCAACAGTGAAACCGTTACGGTAGATGTTGGCGAGTACCATGCATGTATCCATGGTCAGGTCAATGACACCGGAAAGTGCACGATTGATATCGTCTCGCATGTCTAACGCCTGTTCATAGTACAAGGACATGGTCGTACGTAAGTCAGCGTACAGGTACTCCTTTAACTCCTCGTATGGAATCTCACTGATCTGATAGCCCTGCTTCATGTACTCCTTCAAAGTGTCCTGCTTTTTAAACTGCAGATTTCTGCGCTCAGCGACAGCCTCCAATGATAGAGGTTCTTTCTGTCCCCGCTGAAGGACATACTCAGCGAGCATCGTATCCCATATCTTACCTTCGTACTTAAAGCCTGTCTCCCACAACCACATGAGATCATGCGGTGCGTTATGTGCAATCAGGAGCGTTGTCTCATCGAGCAACGCTTGGATCTCATCACAGTCACGCTTACGATATTCGTACTTACAATCATATTCTTTGTGGTCAAAGGTGTAATGCTTAGGCTCACCCTCTTCAGGGTACACACCTACCATCACAAGGCTGTTCGTAGGTTCAAAGGGATCAAGATGTAGTTTGCCATCACGCTTGATGACTGTGTTCTCTACGTCAAGAACTAACTTCATAACTCAATCTTCTCCGTCAATCCGAGAGGTATCTGAAAAAACATCTCTCCTGAATATACATATCTGTTCGGCACTTCGACAGGCTCAAGATCCTGTATGTCGTAGCTCCAGAATGATACGGCATGTGAGCCGAGGGCATTCCATATAAAGAACTGAGTCGGTGGCTCGAAGAACTTACGCTTACGCTCAGGTAGTTGTACCGTAGGGTATGGGAAATCAATCCCCTCCCATACGAGTTTCATCTCGCACTCAACAAGATGATTGTTCCCATCTTTATGTACGATCAGATCCTGTGCATATCTGTCTGGGTGTTCTTCAACTGTGTAACCAATCGACTCGAAGTATTCCGTGGTGCAATCACGTGCTTTCTGATCACACTCTTTATAGAGTTTGTGATCGAACTTCTTGCGTACTGTCATGCTTCGTACCTACCAATGTGATAGTTTAACTGGCATGTCAGAATACCATGCCAACCTGTAAGCTTGTTCTTAGCAATGTTAATGTGACGCTCGTAGTCCTGTTCCTCTTCTCCTTCGACAGGACGGTTCTTGCTGATCAGCAACATGAGGTCAGCCTCAGACGCCTTACCAGTCTTACTGCCTTCCATCATGGATTGATCAAGCACGATCTTGTTCTCAGCATCAGCAGATAACTGAGACATATAGAAGAGAGCACAGCCGTACTCCTTAGCTATCTGACGAGCATGGATAGCACACGCTTTGAGTGCCTCATGTTGAGTAGTGAATCCACTACCTGCGAACTTATCGCCCATGTCTAGCACGACAATGTCAGGCTTGTATGTTTTACACACAGCCTCAACCCAATGCATGTCCTTGCCGGTCACATCTTTAATTACAATGTTATCACGTACACGTGCGTATCTTTGCTGTGCCATCCGGGGGTTCTTACGAACCTCCGCTATGTGCATACCACTAGCCGCTGTCAGGTAGCGGCGAGCAACACGGTGTGTCGCCTCTTCGTTACATAAGATAATGCACTTCGCCCCTTGCTCAGCAAATCCATTTGGCCCTGCGATTAATGACGCATGGAAAGAAGTCTTACCTGTGTTAGGTCTTGCACCTCCAATGATCAGGTGCCCTGCGTTCACACCAGCTACCCTGTCAGCGAGAGGTGGTAGGTTAAATACCCACTTCGCTTCCTCATCATCCTTGGCGAGGATGTTCTCAATACTAATGTCATCCCACTCGACACTGATGTCAGGGATGAAATCATCACGATAGTTATCAAGCATGTGACGTAATGGCTCAAGTGAATCGTTTGTACCGTTCACATACTGCCAACCGATGTTGGCTATCTCCTCACCTAAGTAATGCCGATAGAGCGAGGATAGAATATCCTGAGCGACATCCTGTCCTACATCAATTTCCTTACGCATCTTACTGAATGTCATCTGGTATTGATGTTCTTGTGCTGTGGTCATGGACGGATCAGATGCAAAGAAGAGACCTTCGATTTCATCTACGGTCAAGTCACGATTGTACTTGCGCATCGCCTCATCGATCATGGTCTTGATCTTTGCATTGTCTTTACTGAAAAGCTTTGAGGGTATCGTTGCCCCTCGATACTCAGTATAAAATTCTTTATTTAGTAGACTCTTCAGTATGGGTAGTTCCATTCTTATCTCCGCCAAAGATTCTGTCCCAGTTATCACGATACGCTTTGCTTGGAACTTTAGTTACAATTTCTTTTGGTTTCTCACGACTGTTGATCCAGTCCTGATTGCGCTCATTCATTGAGTCACGCCAATGTTTAGTCATTGGTTTTTCTCCCAGTAAAACGACTGCACTGAACCACGCCTTAAATCATGTTGTGATACAGGTTCGCCATTATCTATCTTAACAAGATTCCTAAAGTTTTTAAGTGCTTGTTTGTATTCTGAATCGACCCTGTGCCTACGAGTAGCCCAAGGCGATACACCAAGCTCATCTCTGCGTTCAATAATCTCTTTGCATGAAAGTCCTAAAACTTCTTTTGCGTAAAGTATTGCCTTGTCCCGGAAGTACAACCGAGAAAACAATTCATTGAAATATATTTCATCTTCTACGTCAGTCATTGAGTCCCTCCTTATCATCCCACCACTCAACTGATTCAAAGTCGAATGGCTCATGGTCTACGGTGTACTCATCTAAGATCATGTCAATCGCTTCAATGCGTCTGCTAATCTCAAATGCATCCTGCTCAAGATCGTTCATCACGTGTATATTTCTAGACACGCCGTCCTTCACAGATAGATAGTCAT